GTATCGCAGCGCCGGATGTAATTCATCTCGATGAGGTACGCGAATACAAAGATGACGATGTTTGGGCATCTTTACGTTTTACCCAGATGGCTTCCAAAAATCCCATGGCGATTATGTATTCAAATGCCGGGGACCAACATTCTGTAATTTTAAACAGAATGAGAGAACGAGGACTTGCTGCAGCTAGTGGATCAGACGATCCGATTGGTTGGTTCGAATGGAGCGCCGAACCTGGCTGTCCAATTGACGATATCAAAGGCTGGCAACAAGCAAACCCAAGTTTGGGCCACACAATTCACATCGATAATTTAAAGGCAGCAATGTCGGATGATGAATCAATTATCCGTACAGAGATGCTTTGTCAATGGGTAAGTCAGATCAACCCAGCCATCAATCCGTCAAGTTGGACAGAGTGCGTCTATGAGGGTACGCTCACTTTGGATCGGGAGCAACCAACTTGGATGGCGATTGATCTGTCACCAGATCGAAAAGCAGCCGCGTTAGTGGCAGCGCAGAAAATGGATGGGGACAAATTCTGCGTTGTTTTACTGGAGACATATACGAATCCAGTATCGATTGACGATAAAGACCTAGCGAACAGTATCGCCGTTTGGACTAAGCGATACAGCACGGAGACGGTCGCATATTCTCGTCAAACGGCTGGCGCGGTTGCTTCTCGGTTGGCTCCAGCCGGAATCTCGACAACTCCGATCGATGGCGCAATTTATGGTCAGGCTTGTGATGAAATGTTGTCGGCAATTACCTCCCAGCGACTTGTTCATGGAAATCAAGCCGAATTGAATAAGCAAGTTCTGAGCGCTGTTAAATTACCTTTTAAAGATGGCGGTTGGTATTTGGGACGAAAAGCGTCCGGTGCCACAATTTGCGCCACAGTTGGAATGGCAATGATTAGCCATTTTGCAACTCGACCAGATTCGGAAATCGATATAATTGTAGGTTGATTATGCTATAATTTTATGCTAATGGGCATCAAAGATTTATTCGCAAAGGCTCCTGAACCCGTTGGACTAACGGTTGACGCAGCTGCGACTCCAGCACCCTTTAATAACACGGTGCAAAATTATTTCTATCCACTTGCAAGCGCTACACGTCAGCAAGCCATGGCTGTACCAACAATTGCAAGAGCGCGCAATATCATTTGCTCAACGATTGCTTCGTTGCCACTTGAACAGCGCATCAAAGTTTCCGGGGTACGAGTTGAACCCAACCGCGTAATTAACCAACCAGATTCACGCGTTCCCGGATCCGCTATATATTCATACATTGCTGAGGATTTACTATTTCACGGCGTGGCGTATGGACAAGTGTTATCCATGTATGCAGACGGACGAATCCAAGAATGGACACGCGTTTCGCCTGATCGAGTTATCCAAACTCTAAATGCTCTACAAACTGAAATCACCGCTTACCAAGTTGATGGAAGTTATGTCCCTGCAATGGGCGTTGGCAGTTTAGTTGTATTTAATGGTTTAGATGAGGGATTGTTATCTCGCGCAGGTCGCACGATTCGCGCAGCTGTTGCTTTAGAAAACGCATCAGAAACTTTTGCAAAAGAACCCGTTCCTATGATGGTATTGAAGTCAAATGGCACAAATTTGACATCAGAACGAATTGGTAAGTTACTTGAAGCCTGGCGCGTTGCTCGTTTAAACCGTTCAACTGCATTTTTAAATGCTGACGTTGAATTGCAGTCACTTGGAATTGATCCTGATAAATTGCAATTGGTACAAGCACGCCAATACGTCGCCCTAGAACTTTGTCGAGCTGCTGGATTACCAGCATGGTTCGCAAGTGCAGAACAAACATCAATGACATACTCAAACGCCATTTCAGAGCGTAGATCGTTGGTTGACTTCTCCTTGCGACCAGTTTTGACAGCGATCGAACAACGATTATCAATGCCGGACTTTGTAGGTCAAGGCAATGAGATCCGTTACGACTTAGATGATTTCTTGCGTGGTAATCCTTTGGAGCGCGCGCAAGTTTATGAAATCCTAAACAGAATCGGTGCAATGAGCATCGATGAGATCCGACAAGAGGAGGATATGTTGCTATGAAGTTAACATTTCCAGTATCACTAACAGCAGCAGATGCCGATTCACGCATCATCGCTGGTCGAATTGTGCAATGGGATGCAGAGGGCAATACCTCAGCAGGTCGCACAAAATTTCTACCTAACTCAATTGAGTTTGGCAAGAACACTAAATTGGTTTTAGAACATAACCGCACAAAGCCACTTGGCAAATTAGTTGAATGGTCTCAAGATGATACTGGTATTACAGCATCATTTAAGATTGCAAAGACAACTGCTGGCAATGATGCGCTTGAGGAAGCAGCAACTGGATTGCGTTCAGATTTTAGCGTCGGGGTTGAAGTAGATGCTTGGGATAACAAGAACGGCGTTATGGCAATTAGCGCATCCAAACTAATCGAAGTTTCACTTGTAACTGATGGAGCAATCCCAGGTGCAGAAGTGGAAAAGGTAGCAGCAGCCGAGGAACCTGGCACAGCTGCGACCGACTCAAATCCGGAACCTCAGATTGAGGAACCTACAACAGAAGGAGACGACCTAGTGTCAGAAACCGTTTCAGAAGCAGTATCAACCGAGACGGTTGAAGCTGCTAAGGTCGAAGTTAAAGCAACTTCGTACCCACTTAATTCACAAAAAGTCCGTAATCCAATTACAGACAAGGCTTCATATTTGGAGCACTCAATTCGCGCATCACTTGGTGATGAAACATCAAAGTTGTACGTAGCAGCAGCTGCAGATATAACTGACAATGCTGGTCTAATTCCAACACGTCAGTTAACTGAAGTTGTAAACGGCGTATCAAACGCAGATCGCGGAGCAATTTCTGCTATCAGTACAGGAGTTTTGCCGGACGCAGGAATGTCCTTCGAAATTCCAAAGGTCACCCAGGGTGCCCTAGTAAGTGAAGTTGCAGAAGGTGGTACGCCATCTGATCAAGATATCAATACATCTTTCATCTCAGTTCCAGTTAAGAAGTTCGCTGGACAGCAGACATTCTCAGTCGAATTGCTTGATCGTTCAAACCCAGCATTTTTCCAGGAATTGGTTCGCCAAATGGAATTTGCTTACGCAAAGTCAACAGATTCATTCGTAGCAACTGGAATGATCAACAACGGAGCGCTAAACGCAACAGCAAACGCTAACTCATCAACAGGCATCCTTGCATACGTATCATCAGCAGCAGCTGCTGTTTACGGTTCATCACTTGGATTTGCTCGCTCACTTATCGTTTCTCCAGATCAATGGGGCAACATCATGGGATACAACGACACAGGTCGTCCAATCTACAACGCATCACAGCCACAGAACGCAGCTGGTGTAGCAACACCAACAGCACTTCGTGGAAATGTTGCCGGACTCGATCTCTATGTATCTCGCAGCCTTTCAGGCACAGGCGATTCATCAATGATCGTTGTTAACCCAGAGTCATACACTTGGTATGAGTCACCACGTCTGCAGCTATCATCTAACGTGATTGCATCAGGTCAGGTCAATGTTATGTACTACGGTTACGGAGCACTTGCAACAAAGATTGCAAACGGCGCGAACCGTTTTAACTTCACCTAAGAAAAACCACTAATCATGGGGGGGCGGTTGCTCCCGATCGCTCCCCCAGCAGTTTAAGAGAGGATGAAATGCCAACGATTATTACAGCGTCAGAGTTGCGATCAGTGCTTGGCGTTTCATCCGCTTTATACAATGACGCATATCTAAATGAAATAATTGACACTAGCGAGGCTGTAATTTTGCCTTTACTTGTTACATTTTCATCACCAATAGCCAAAGTTTCGCTGACACAAAATGTCGCAACTTTTGAGACAGTAGGCATCCATGAATTTACCGAAGGACAATCAGTTGTCATCGCTGGATGCGGAACACCATTTAACGGCACTCGAACAGTCAATGCTGATGTCGATGCGTACACATTTACAGCAAACATCACTAATGCCGATGTTGCGGAGCGAAATGTCATCCCTAGTGGATCCGCAACACTTACAGGCGCTTCAACTTATGTTGGAGTTGCAGCGGTCGAATCCGCGATCATGGTAGTTTCAGTCGAAGTCTTTCAATCGCGTACTGCCCCAGGCGGACAGATCGAAGGAGTAGATTTTGCACCTTCACCATATCGGATGGGGCGCAGCTTGTTTAATCGTTGCGTTGGTCTCCTAGGACCTTACATTGACGTCGAGACGATGGCTCAATAATGCCATCAACAATTCTTTCAGCCGTTAGAACTCCACTTGCTACAGCCCTTGCTGGAGTATCGGCAAATGTTTTTAGTTACGTTCCCGAGCAAGTTCCAGTCCCAGCCGTAGTGGTCGTTCCGGATTCTCCGTACATGGAGTTTGAAACTATTGGCAAAAGTACCTTTCGATGCAAGTTAAATTACACGATAACCTGCTGCGTTGCTTACAATAGCAACCCAGCCTCGCTTGATAATATCGAGCAGTTAATAACAAGTGTTGTGGCGGTTATACCGGCTGGATATGAACTCCAGGTAGTTGATCGACCAACAGTCACACAAGTAGGCGCTAGTAACTTGCTAGTCGCGGACATACGCGTATCCACTTGGTATACGCAGACAGCATAAGGAGAACCAATAATGCCAACAACAGTCATTACGGGTCGCGACCTCGTTCTAACCATCGCAACAGTAAACTACGATGCTCAGACAACTAGCGTGACTCTTGTAAACTCACCAACTATCGATATCTACCAAACTCTCGATGGTAAGGCTTTTAAGCACACAGACGATCTTTGGACTCTCAATGTAGAGTTACTTGCGGACTGGGGTGTTGCCTCATCACTATTTGAAGCAATGTGGACTGCAGCTGATACTGCACCAAACACAACGCTTGCAGTTTCATTAACAGCAACTACAGGCGCAGTATTTGCTTGTAACGTGTTGCCAGTATTCCCAACAGTTGGAGGCGCAGCACCAGGAGCGCAGACAGATACTTGGGCGCTTACAGTAGTTGGAACACCAGCAGACACATTCAGTTAAAATCTAACAACGGGAGCAAAGATGAAATTACCAATCACAATTGAATATAACTCAGGCGAACAAGCAACTTATACTGCTCAGCCTCCTGAGTGGGCTAAATGGGAAAAAACAACCGGAAAGGTTATTTCCCAAGCAAACGGACAGATCGGCATCTGGGATTTAATGTTCTTGGCGTATAATGCTTACAAGCGTGAAAACACCGGGAAACCAACTAAGTCTTATGAAATCTGGTCTGAAACAGTTGCTGATGTAACAGTCGGAGACGATAACCCAAAAGTTATCCAGCCGGAAGCATAGGTCGGATCCTCGTAACTCTAGCGATAGAGACGGGGATTCCTATGCAGTATTGGGACACGGCTGAGGACGTTTTAACGGCAATCGAGATTTTAAAGGAGCGATCGGATGGCAAATGAAGTCAAGATCGCTTATGACAAATCAGATTTACGCGGTATTGCCAGGGCTTTCAAAGGTATGTCGGATGAAGCCGTTGAAGCTGCTAAAGCGGAAAGTTCTAATCTTGCTGAGTATGCTGCTGGACAAATTAAGATCGCAGCAGCGACTCGAACGGTTTCAGGGACTGCTGCTCGCCGTATTGCTGATGGAGTTAAGGTAAGCAAGACTTCAAAACTTGGTGAGTTTAGTTATGGCTTTGCGCGTCAAAAGTTTAGCGGTGGCGGTTCAACTTTAGATTTACTTTATGGAATGGAATTTGGATCTAATCGATTCAAGCAGTTTCCTAAGCGAACACCAAACAAAGGCAGAGGCAATTCGGGTTATTTCATTTATCCGACAT